CCTCTGGTGCTTGGAACATGCGCATCAACCCAGCCCCCGGTGACCCGTGGACTAGTAATGACACAATTGCCCTAATAGGCAAACTTCGTGAGAAAGTTGCGGGGTCTACCTGGAATCTTGGCGTTATGCTTGCCGAGTTACCAGAAGCCCTCTCGATGATCCGCGATAATGCCCTTAAGATTTATGAGGCGTTGCGTTATGCCCGTGCTAAAGACTTCGTGTCTGCAGCGCAGGTGCTGGTTTATGGGAGAGCTCGTCGCCCCTTTTACCCAAAAGGTTTTAGGAGGATGACGGCTGTGGAGCAGGCCAATGTGCTGAGGAATCAGCGTATCGCACGGGAGAAAGCCGGGAGGCTTGCTGCTGCGCGTAGTTGGCTGGAATTGCAGTACGGGTGGCTTCCTTTGGTTGCGGATGTGTACGACGGGGTTCGATTTATTGAGCACCGTCTAAACGAACCGCTTTCCAAGGTATACCAGGCCCGGAGGTCGCTTAAGTTTGTTCCGACCTACTCCTGTAGCTATGGTTATGGGAGACCGTTAAGTCGGTCCGGGGTTAGTAGAGGCCAGTATAAAGCCATCATGAAGGAAACTTCTACGATTGGCCTATCTGGACTCGAGGACCCTTTATCGATCCTGTGGGAGAAACTGCCTTACAGCTTTGTTGCCGATTGGTTCATACCAGTCGGAAACTATCTGCAGGCACGTGGCTTTGCGCAGGCGGTTACCGGGACGTTTGTCTACACTCGGTCCGTGGTGTGCAAGTTGGACGGGTTTACCCTCGCGGGTAACAACACCACCCCAACTTCGTACCCATACAAACTGAGCGGAGGCGATATGTCGCAGCGCACTGTAAGTGTGACGCGAACAGTCTCCTCTTCAGTTAGTGTACCGACCCCGACGATCAAACCTCTGATCGACGTGCCCTCATGGAAGAGAGCGGTTAACGCCGTTAGTCTTCTTACTACTGCTTCATGGTTATCGCCTAGGCGATGAGGAACCAAGAGCAACGAGCCTGTTTATCAGGTCTTTCAACCTGTTTCACTTAGGAGCTACACAATGGCCGCAATGGCTAATATCACCGTCTATGACGGTGCTTCCACTCCGGTTGCGCATACGCTGGTCCCCGTCTCGTGTGTCCGTGATAAGGGCACTATCGAGGCACAGTGGCGTGAAAACGCCGCTGGGGTCCCAGTGAACGCCCAGATCTACCTTACTCTTCGGCTTCAACAACTGAAGAGCGGAATCTGGAAATCGGAAGCTCGACTCGTCGTGCCCACTATGGAGTCTGTTTCGGGGCAAAACGCTGCGGGCTACACTGCTGCACCGAAGGTCGCGTATGAGGACACCGAGGTTTATATCGGCTTCCATCACCCGCGTTCCACAACTACCGGCCGGCGTCTGGCACGTCAAATGTTGGTGAATCTTGCCAACAACGTGATCACCAGCGTCGCCGCGGCTACTTCGGGGTTCATTCCGGACCTCATCGATAGCCTGTTGGCTCCGACGTAAGTCGGTTTAAGTGCAGCTTGCCCGGGGAGACTAACTACCTCCCTGGCCCCATCATCCATATCATGGAGGAAATATGCAATTCGCAACATGGGGGCAGCAGAGTAATACCGAGACTACTAACTTCATTCTCGGCAAACTGGCCCTTCGTCACGTGCACGAGGCGCGAGCCTCACTCCTGACCAATGTGGACAGCTCTCAGATTCTCGTCGCTCACTGCGACGTGGTTGAGGGTTACCTCCGTACTGGTGATATTAAGGGGTTGTGCACCTACAAGCTTGATCCGGCTGCTTTCACCGGGGAACCTCTCGTCTTTTATCACCTCCGCCAGGCCCTTGCGTTTTATAACAAGCGCGAAGATCTGGATATCGGCGTTGATAGAGAGGCCGCAGCATATGCGAAGTTTGTAGAGATGGAGCGGAGATGTTCGGAGACGAACGCACGCCTTAAATCTTGGTCTCGGGGGGAGTTCCAATTCCCTCCTGACGTTGAAGCGGTATTTTACACCGCTCAGCGGAAAATAGCCGAGATGTTAGGCGATGTCCCCTCGTTATCCGAGCTCAAACTTCGCTTCGGACCAGGAGCGACGACTAAGACGCGAAGAAAAATGGCGTCTGCCAGAAACAAACTGGCAAAGTCGCTCGCATGTAGTGAAGAGCTCGCACCCGCCTTATCAGCGGTGCTTCGCGAGTTACCGGCTCTTGCCTTGTGGGCTGATAGCCATGAGGTAGAGACGGTTCAGTTTACCGTGGAAATTGTTCGCGGCAAACTCAACTTCGTCCGGAAGAACGCGGAGATCGATAGAGCCACTGTCACCGAACCCCCGCTGAACGTTTTATGTCAGCTCGGGGCAGGTGATCTGATGGCGCGTCGGTTTAAGCGTAAAGGTCTCGACCTTAAGTCGCAGGAGCGTAATCAAGCTCTTGCGAGGATAGGTTCGATAACGGGCGCTTTAGCAACGCTCGACCTCAGTAGTGCTTCTGACCTTATTGCCGTAGAGACGGTGTATCATCTGCTCCCGCTGGAGTGGGCTTCTTTTTTGGCCCGCTTTAGGACAGGGACAGTGACGTACCGTGGCAACGAGATCAGACTCCAGAAGTTCAGTTCCATGGGGAACGGGTTTACATTCCCGTTAGAGAGCGTGATCTTTTACGCAATCGCCCTAGCCGCGACTCAGCTTAAGTGCCAAGCCGTGGTTGGTTCTGAGCGTCCAGATTGGCTGGAACCCAGGCCGCACGCCTTATCAGCGAGCGAGCTTGTGGGTGTCTACGGGGACGACATCATTGTCCCAGTAGATGCGGTGGATCTGACTATCCAGGCGTTAGAAGCGCTTGGTATGTTAGTGAATACCAGT